AACAAGAGCTATACTGTAAAACTCACAACCGAGATCGCAAGTTATATTCGAAGTTATCTTCGTAAAACCCAATTTTTAGACGAGTTTGATCTCGTGACCGAAATCGAACTTGATAATTATAATCACGCTCCGGGTTCCGCTCTGGTTTTCAATTCAGATTCGCTCGTGTTTAACGCGAATAATCAGACAATCGAATCTCTCGGAGATTGGGAATATCTTCCTCCCGACCACCAAGAAGCCGCCGACACGAAGTCGAAGTCGAAGTCGAAGTCGAAGTCGAAGAAGCGTCGCGGCGATGATAGCGACGGCGATGACGCCGCCGACGCCGATAACTCGAAGTATAAAACCAAGGACGACGACCTTCACGTAAGCGAGATTGAACATATTCTGAAGGAGAAATTCGAAGAATACAACAAAACCCGCGAATTCATTATCCATGAATCAAAGAACAGTTTTCTATGTTTGAAGATCAACTCGGTTGAGATCGTCAAAGCGTAACGTCGACAAAGGCGATAGTGAGGGTATGATTATAATAATTTCATAATATCAAATTTCAGTCAAATGTGATATTATTCTATTCGTAGTAAGCGTGGTTATACATAAATCGTTTCGGGTTCGGCATCGGTGTCGATTTTGTTTGTGGATTCGGTGGTGTCGGCGGCGGTGTCGGCGGCGGTGTCGGCGGCGGTGTCGGTGTCGGCGGTACTCGGAGCAACCGATAATTCCTTTCGTACTGTTTCATATTTGTGGTTCAACATCGCATTTTCATACTTCAAACGATCAATCTCCTTCTTTTGCACATCAACCTCCGTCTGTAATTTCTGAAGAATCTGGACGACCTGCTGATTATTTAACGTGATTGGAGGTTGTCCATCTTGATGGAGTATGATATTGCCACCGCCCCCCGTAGCCGCCGCATCTTCCGCCATCTTTGCGCGATCCTTCTCGAGCTGAAGTGTCTGCGCGATGACATCGGGTTTCATGTCAGGTCGGCCCGGCGCATAATCTTCCAACAATTTCTCCAAATCCGACATATAAAACTTACGAAGCGCGTTGTCTTTGATGAAATCCATGACTTTCTTCGGTGAATCTCTCACAACATCCGGATTCGCATTCACCAATAACTTACGTTTATCAAACGTATTATGCTCATGCGAAAACACAAGAATCACCTTCATAGGGTCGAGTTGGACAAAGGGGACTGTATAATCTTTCAGGAACGCGCGCTCTTCTGCCAAGCACGCATCATCGTTATACCGGTTATTTTTAATCAATTTGCGCTTGAATGCGAATGTTCCCGCCGTAGCATGGTTCGGTCCATAGGGGCCAAAACGTTTCATTTGTTGAATATGTTTGAAATAAATGTAAATCTCGCTAGACCCCGCACATAAAGCGTCAGGATGTGAAACCAGCATTTCTACCGCGTGAGAGACGCGTTTGGGTGGATAATAGTCGTCGTCATCCATATACACCAAGATTTCACCGCGCGACTTCTCGTGAAGCAGGTTACGCTTCTTTCCAAGTGTCATTTTGGTGTCGTATTTAAAGTACTTAACACGAGGATGCGATGCGATCAGGTCTTCAACGGGGTCGGTTCCATCATCAATAATAATCCACTCCATACGATCATGTGGATAATCTTGTGCGTTGAAACAACTAATCATCGCGTGAATAAATGGCCGGCGGTTGAATGTGGGCGTACAAACACTGACAAACGGATATTTCTTGAAATACTCGGGGCTTGATTTTTCAATTGTCGCGGCAGAAGCGGCATGTGCGGCCGCCGTTCTATTCTTTCCACCCATGTTATCGTATAAAGGAGTATAATACTTCTTATACGATATTATTTATGTTCTTTCTATGCGCCCCAATTTTTTATACTGTTGAAAAATTCCATAATTCCTTGCCAGTAATGCGTCAGATATAATAACAGCAACATCAGAATGACTATCGCTGCGACATTTATGTCCAAATACTCGAACGCGTAAAACATCAGCGTCAAATTAAAGAAGAAGAATATAATTGGAACATAACGTGAATATAACTCGCGGTATTGGTCCCAGTGAAGAAGCGGATAAATAAAGAATGTGCCTATGAACTGGATGAGTTGAACAAAATACGAGATAACCGGTAAAACACCCAAGCCAAATCCAGTAAATAATGACCATAATGAGCCGCCTATAAATTCCTTACGGTGGTCGGTTTGATTTACAATCATGCCGATAACTGTAGTAAAGAATGGACCGCCCATTAACATAAACCCTACGAAAAGCAGAAACACGATTGGCATGAAGATAATAAGCAGCGGGCTGACTACATCGTATAATTCTGCCGGTATCGCTTGCGACATCTTCGTGATTTTATCAAATACGTAGAGCATCATCGCGCGGTCGGATGAAAACGAAAATATGAATGAATTGTTAATCCATTGCTTAAATCGCGCCTTAATGAAATCCCAATTCAGCAGATTTACACTCGTGACGCCTTCATTCACGCTGTCGTTCACCATATCTACATCTTCTTTGGTGAGGCAGAACCATTTGAATACGTATGTGTCTAAGAGGATAGCGGCTTTCAGGAAGATTTTTTTGCCGGTTTCGATTTTAGGGTCGTCGGCTATTCCGCCGAATTTATCGTCGCATTTAGTCGCATCACATGAGGTATATTCATTCGTATAACAATAGGGCCACTCATGTCGGTCAGTTGGGAAGAGTTTATTTAGATTGAGTCCATTGTTTCGGATACTCTCTGGCGCGGAAAAGAAGAGTATATTTACACAAATCACCGAAATGATGATGGTTTCAATAAAAAGTGCCAATACACTTAATCCAAACTCTTTAAGTGCGGCTATATCGAATAGCGATTTCGGTTTTGCTTTTTCTTTTTTAGGGGTCGCTTCCTCATTCGCATTTTTGTCCTTTTCTTTGTCGCCGTCGCCGCCACCGTCGCCGCCGAACATTCCACCGACATTGCTAAATACGCTACTTTCTTCTTCTTCTTCTTCGTTGCCGCCGCCATCATCAACATTTGTTTCTTCATCATCCGCCATCGTATATGTATTCAGGTTATATATACGATATAATAATTTTGGAGCGGCTTCACGTCGTTTCATAGCTCCACGTTTCACGTCGTTTCATAGCTCCACCGCCGCAATGCGTCGGCTCCGCTATTCCACTCCGCGCCTGAGCCAATACTATGCTACTAAATCCACGAAATAAAGAGACAATGGACGAAATACATCGTTTCGTCTGCTCCGTAACTCCACTCTGTATTTCATGAGCACGGTAATTGACATAGGCGCGATGTTGAGTAGCAGAACTGAGCGCATCGCGCGATGTGGAGCTACGGAATCACCGCGCGTACATCAACCCGCAATTCCCCGACACAAACGTCAGCACATTATACCTCTCTTCCAGTATGTGTAAATCATATGAATAAAGATAAATATTCACATTCGGCTTATTCATACCGATAATCTCTCGTGTATTCGGATTACAAATCACCTTAACTTCCGCAGCAGAGTCCAGCGGAGGATATATCGTCGCCATTTCCAGCTCTATCTGATTGAACTTGCTCATATTAATAGCACCACTTGGTTGTAGGTCAAACGGGTCTGAATTCAGGCAGAAGTTGTAGCAATAAATCCCCGGTTTCGCGCTCCCTTTCGTGCGCGTGTATTTTTCGATGTAATTATACACTCCCGCGTCCAGTAAATTCTCTCTATATTTCCCATTCAGAGAGATTCCCATCGTCTGTAATATGTCGCGCTGATTCTCCGATTGGAAGTCGCCGGTAATATGAAGTCCAGTGAGTCGTTTATCGCGCGGATTGATACCGGGACCAATCCCGTTATTCGGTCCATTTTTGTCGAAGAAGTAACGATCGTGTGGAAACGCCGGATTCGATGATGCCAAATCGCTCGACTGCGCGACAATCTCGTTAAACGCCGAAGGGCGCCATTCATCATCAATCGGTGCTGGAATAATATCATACGGCAAATAGCCATAAGGCCAGTTCGTATAATTGCTCCATTCATTTCGCATATTTACATCGCTCCTCTGGAAGAACATCGTCCATGACGCCACCATTCCCATCGAA